TTTCCGTACTCATCGCCCGCACATATCGTGCGCCTTCGTTGATATATTCGGCTTCGGTGTGGACCCTTTTGACTGTTCCAATTGTAGCTGAATCCTGAGATTCTCGCATTCAGCGTTAGCCTCAATCGCCTCTTGAATGGCATCTTCGGCGCGGTCTTGCCAGAATTCGGCGGCTTTTTCCGCATCCGCTAGTCTGGCGAATAGTTGGGCAGCGTTTGTGAAGCCTTCGGCGTAGCAGAGTCGCTCGGCCTCGGTTGGGTGGAGTTGCATATAGTCGATCATGTTGTCGCTCCGTGTGGGCCGTAACTGCGCGAGTCGTCAGTGGCTAACTCGCATTCTTCGATGGATTCAATCTCCCAATCTCCATCGTCCTTGTAAAAGTCTGCGTTAATTCGCGCCCACGCCAGCGCTTCGGCTTCATCCTGTGACTCGGCCTCCACTTCGATGGTGATGTAGCTGGTGCGTTTGAGTTCGATTTCGTAGGTTTTCATGGTTAATTCCCAAAGATAGCGCCGTTGGGCAAAATAGGTGTCAAATTGGCAACCGGGATAAATCGGATGCTGTTGCCTTCCTCATTGGGGAAAGTGCCGCCGGTGTCAACTTCGGCAACTTTGCCGCCAGATACAAGGGACAACACCACGCCGCGCATATCAGCGGTTACTTTGTCGTAACCCAAGCGGCGAATGACGGACTGTTTGAATGCTACTTGTTGACCAGTTTTCATGGTGTACCCCTTAAAAGTTGGCGTAAACGAAACCGTTGTCGGTCTCGCCCACGATGGTCGTATGGTGGTTCAGATAGTCGCGCACTGCTTCAATTACATCTTGCTCAGATTCGCAGCCTTCTAAGTCAATAATGTAATTTTTAGCGATACCCTCGACATTTTCTTCAGAATAGTCGCAGCAGATGGCGACAACATCCAGTTCCATATCGGGGTCTACATCCTCGAAATAGTCGAACAACAGGCCCAGCCCCTCATAGGAAAACTGATCTTTGCGCCCACATTGGGCGAATTGGTCACGGAATTGTCCAGCAGTGTCGATTGTGAGTTTCATGGTTTTATGCTCCGTAAATGATGAAGAAAGCCGCAAAGGGTGCAGCGATGCACAGCGCAAAGAACACGGCCCCCAGATAGTCGGACAGCGTGTAGCGTGTCTTGATGGGTTGGGGGTGCATGTCGATATAAGTCAGTTGATGGCGGTTCATGGTGTGGGCTCCTTTATTCATGCCGCCATACGCGCACACCATCAGGCAGTGAGCGAACGGTGACCGCCCAGCCGTGGTATTCCGCGAGGCGATAAGCGGCTTTGCGGGCTTTGTGTCGTTCCTGTGTGCCAACACAAGGAAACAAAACGGATTGACCGGGTGTAAGTTGCGCGAACGGGTAACGAGTCGCGGCGGGGATTGGAACGTCAGTTTCAAATAGCATGATTGAACCTCAATTAGTTGATGGAATGGCCAGTATAACCCACAAAGCTACATGATACACAATAGCCCTGTGGGTTATGGGGGTTATGCTTTCATTGCTGCGCGGTTAACTGCGCGGTTTTCGTTGGTGAAATTGACAGCGGATATAACGCGCACGGCGCGGGTGTCAGTGACTGACCGGGCGGCGTTGAAATCGGCGGCTAACGAATCGGCGGCGGGGCGCGTCACCGCCCCGTGAACGGTGAACCAACCAGTTGCACCCATGTTGGCATTGTTGGTTTGAATCTGAATTAAATACTTGGCTTTCATGCTTGCTCCTTGATTGTGAAACTATCGGCGGTCAGTGTCTTATCCATGAAATAGCCCTTACGGGCGTATTCCGGCGCGTTAACGTCAATCCAATGTTGTGCGCGTTCGCGGGTGTCACAGATACAGTGAACGGCCAAGGGATTAGCCTTTTCGATGATGAGGTATTTCATACGTTTACTGCCTTTGCAAAGTTAGGAACGGAACCGGGCACAAACCCGGTAACGCGGAAAGAATGAAAGCCTTGGGCGCTTGCGGCAGCTTTGACCGCTTCCACGTTTTGCGCGGCTTTGTCTGTCACTGGAAAGCAAGCGAGCAAGTCTTCCATGTAATCGCGGGTTTCGCCTTGTTTGAGGCCGTAAACCAGAATTTCAGTCTTCATATACAGTATCTCCGTGGGTAGTTGCGTGGGTTGGTGTAGGTAATGTAAGGGATGTTTTTACACTTGTCAACATTTCACGCAAAAGAATTTGTAACAATTTGTAACAGGCGTTTGTGGGCGCTAGTGTGCGCCGGGGGGCGAAAGCGTGGGCGATGAATGGGGAACGCTTGAAGCCTTATGCAATGCGCTTTTAGCTTGTCTGTGTGTTAATGTGAGTAGTTGTTCTTGAGGGCAATAAAAAATTAGGTGTTATGTTAAGTCGTATATATTTAAAGCGGCGCTCCGATTTAAAACGCCGCTCAAACCGCTCACACTCACCCACGCCCACTCCCCGCGTCTATGCCATAGGTTAGCCGCTACTAACTTAAAAACAATGACTCACAATGACTCACAGTCAAAGTTTATACAGTGGTGTATGTGCATACAGTAGTGGCATGAATCGGTGTGCTGGCTGGCGTGGGCTATCCATGCAATCCACACTTAACATAAGACAATTTTGCTGAGGGGGAGGGGGTAGGGCCGAGCGACAGGGCCAAGCAAAAACGGAGGGGCTGCAAAAACTTTTTTTTATTTACAAAAACATGTAAACACACTCCTTACAGCAAAGTGCCTACAATGCACTCACGCAATCAACAGCGGCTCACACGAATGAGATCATTACCACTCACCATCCGCGAAGTGAAGGCCACGGAGGCCACGCTCAATCGCATCTATGACGCAGCCAAGCTCGGGCTCAAAGGCGACACCTTAGCGCTTGCTGCCGGAATGCTCCCCGCCGAGTACAGACAGTTGTGTGTGCTGGACCCCATCGCAGAAATGGCAGCGCAAAAAGGCAAAGCTGACGGCGAGCTGGAGCTCTCGACTGTTTTGCACAACGCAGCCAAAGACGGCGACGCCAAGGCGGCGCTGGAAATCTTGAAGCACCAACACGGCTGGGTCGCCAAGCAGGCCATCACGGTCGATGTCGAGCAGCGCATCTCGATCACAGGCGCACTGGCCGAAGCAGCCAAGCGGGTGCAAGAGGTCATCGACGTCACGCCCAGCGAACCCTTGCAAGCCAGACTGGCCCCACACAAACAGGAGCAAGCATGAAATTTCGTAAAAAGCCAGTTGTGATTGAGGCCACGCAGTGGTTCAAGAACGGCGACCACCCAAAAGACCACGCACCGTTTGAATCGAACGTCCAGCCTACTGAGCAAGACCGTGATCGGTACAACGACTACCTACAAACCGAGGGTAAGGTCGTGCGCTACTACAGACACCCCGGTGTTGCCGGAATGTCACGGTGCGGGTATTGCGGCGACATCATGCACAACCACGGCTGGATTGACACACTGGAAGGTGGTCACATCGTTTGCCCCGGCGACTGGATCATCACTGGCGTGAAGGGCGAGCACTACCCTTGCAAGCCAGACTGGCCCCACACAAGCAAAGCGCCTAATGCAAACCACCATCTACTCGGCTGAAGACGAACAAGAGCTCATGGCGCGGCTATGGGCGCCGCAGATCAAAGACAACCCACTGGCGTTCGTGCTGTACACATTCCCGTGGGGGCAACCGGGCACGCCACTGGAGCACTTCTCGGGCCCACGCAAATGGCAGCGCGAGGTGCTCACGCTTATTGCGGACCACATCAGGGCGAACAACGGCAAGGTGGACTTCGACACCTTAAGACACGCGGTCAGCTCAGGCCGTGGTATTGGCAAGTCGGCGTTGGTGTCATGGATCGTGATCTGGATGCTGTCCACGCGGATCGGCTCGACCACCATCGTGTCGGCTAACAGTGAGTCCCAACTGCGGTCGATCACATGGTCCGAGATCACCAAGTGGCTGGCGATGTCACTCAACAGCCACTGGTTCGAGGTCAGCGCAACTAGGCTGATGCCAGCCAAATGGCTGACGGAGCTGGTCGAGCGCGATCTGAAGAAAGGCACACGTTACTGGAGCGTCGAGGGCAGGCTGTGGTCGGAGGAGAACCCTGACGCGTTTGCCGGTGTTCACAATTTCGATGGTGTGATGGTGATCTTTGACGAAGCGTCGGGTATTGCGGACGCGATCTGGGCGGTGACAGCAGGCTTCTTTACGGAGAACACGCCCAACCGGTTCTGGCTGGCGTTCAGTAACCCGCGTCGCAACAGCGGGTACTTCTACGAAACGTTCCACAGCAAACGGGACTTCTGGGCGACCAAGACCGTGGACGCCCGCACAGTCGAGGGCACCGACAAGCAGGTGTACCAGCAGATCATTGACGAATACGGGCCAGACTCATCGCAGGCGCACGTTGAGGTGTACGGCGAGTTCCCGAACGCGGGCGACGACCAGTTCATCTCCAACATGGTGGTGGACGACGCAATGAAGCGCCAGCCATACAAAGACCCATCTGCGCCCATCGTGATCGGCGTAGACCCTGCGCGGTTTGGGGCAGACGCGACAGTCATTGCGGTGCGGCAGGGGCGGGACATCACACGCATCATCCGGCACCGAGGCGACGACACCATGACCGTGGTGGGGCACATCATCGAGGCGATTGAGGAGTTCAAGCCTGCGATGGTGTTCATTGACGAGGGCGGGCTAGGCGCTGGGGTCGTGGACCGGCTCAAAGAGCAGCGCTACAAGATCAAAGGCGTTAACTTCGGCTGGAAGTCGGCCAACCCAGCCATGTACGGCAACAAACGCGCGGAGATGTGGGGGAAAATGCGCGACTGGCTCAAGTCAGCGAGCATTCCAACCGATAGGTTCTTGAAAACCGACCTGATCTCGCCTATGATGAAGCCAGACTCCAAGGGCTCAATCTTTTTGGAATCGAAAAAAGACATGAAAGCACGGGGCGTAGCCTCCCCAGATGCTGCGGACGCTATTGCGCTGACGTTCGCCTATCCTGTGGCCTCGCGGGAGTACAATCCCCGCGTAGAACGCCGTGTAGTTGCAGAGCGCGGGACAGTTTCAAGCGGATGGATGGGGTCATAATGGCAACAAAAAAGAGTGTTTCTTTGTCTGTTGGACGCGGCGAGAAGTTGCCTGCGTCTAAGGGTGCGGGCTTGACCGCAAAAGGCCGCGAAAAGTACAACCGCGAGACTGGCTCGAACCTCAAAGCGCCAGCGCCCAACCCCAAAACCAAGGCAGATCAAGGCCGCAAAGACTCATTTTGCGCCCGGATGGGTGCCGTTGCGGCTAACGCCAAAGACGGCGAACGCGCCAAAGCGGCGCTTAAACGATGGAAGTGCTAGCATGAAAAAGCCCGGTCTATACGCCAATATTCACGCCAAACGCGAGCGCATCGCAGCAGGCAGCAAAGAAAAGATGCGCCAGCCCGGTGACAAGGGCGCACCCACAGCCAAAGCGTTCAAAGAGTCGGCCAAAACGGCTAAAAAGGGTAAATGACATGCCGCTGAAAAAATCTGCATCTAAGCCTGCGTTCAAAGAGAACGTCAAAGCTGAAATTAAAGCTGGTAAAAAACCAGCCCAAGCGGTTGCCATCGCCTATTCCGTTAAACGTGAAGCTGAGAGGAAGAAAAAATGACCGATAAATCTACAGACCCTTGGATTCATCGCTCGGAGGGCATGAGGTGCAAGACCTGCATCTGGTTTGTGCCAAAGGTAACTATCATGAAGGAAACCATTGACACGCCCAACCCTGTCTACCATCTGGGCAGATGCCGCCGTCACGCCCCAACCATGAACGGCTACCCTGTAGTGTTTGTAAATGATTGGTGCGGTGATCACCGAATTGACGAAAACAAAGTATGACCACAATGAAAGCACTCCAGAACTGCCTGATCATCGAGCGCGACATCGAAAAACATGCGATGTTTGAGCTACTTTCGACAGAGAAACAGGAAACGGGTATAGTTGTGGCTGCTGGCCCTGACTGCAAAGAGCTAAAAGTCGGTGATCACCTATACTTTGGCGTAGGACAGGAATTCACGCAAAATGGCAAAGAATACGTTGTGATGCGTGAACCGCACGTTATAGGAGTCCTCAATGGCTGACCCAACTGGCATGGTTGCCGCTGCTGCTGTGGCAAACGGCGGCAAGCCCAAGAAAAGTGCCTCTGACATTTTGTCAATCGCCCGGTCCCGTCTGGATCAGGCGGTGTCTGCGTTGTCTGAGTCACGTGAGGACGAGATCGACGACCTGCGGTTCTACGCAGGCTCTCCCGACAACCAGTGGCAGTGGCCTGCCGACGTGCTAGCAACTCGCGGCGCTGTGCAAGGTCAGACTATCAACGCCCGTCCTTGCCTGACCATCAACAAGCTGCCCCAGCACGTGCGTCAGGTCACCAACGACCAGCGTCAAAACCGCCCCGGTGCCAAAGTCATCCCCGTTGACGACAACGCTGACGTCCAAGTGGCCGAGGTGTTCAACGGCATGATCCGTCACATCGAGTACATCTCGGACGCTGACGTGGCCTATGACACCGCCTGCGAAAACCAAGTGGCCTATGGCGAGGGCTACATCCGTCTGCTGACCGAGTATTGCGACGACAACACGTTCGACCAAGACATCAAGATTGGCCGTGTGCGTAACAGCTTCTCGGTCTACATGGACCCGCTGATCCAAGACCCCACTGGCGCTGACGCCAAGTGGTGTTTCATCACTGAAGACGTGACCCGCGCTGAGTTTGAGCGCATGTACCCCGATGCCACCCCCATCACGACACTTCAGTCGTTGGGCGTGGGCGATCAGTCGATCAGCAACTGGCTCAACGAAGACACAGTGCGCTTGGCCGACTACTACTACATCGACTACGACAAAGCCACGCTGAACTTGTACCCCGGCAACGCGACAGCCTTTGAAGGCACGCCCGAGGACAAAGAACTGCGGATGATCTACGGCAAGCCCAAGCGTTCACGCGAGTCTGAGCGTCCGAAGGTGCGTTATTGCAAGATCAACGGCTACGAAATCCTTGAAGAACGCGAGTGGGCTGGCAAGTGGATTCCCGTGATCCGTATTGTGGGCAACGAGTTTGAGGTTGATGGCCGTTTGTACGTGTCTGGCCTTGTGCGTAACGCCAAGGATGCCCAGCGCATGTACAACTACTGGGTGTCTCAAGAAGCTGAGATGCTGGCGCTGGCCCCCAAGGCACCGTTCATCGGCTACGGTGGTCAGTTTGAAGGTTACGAAGAAAAGTGGAAGACCGCCAACACCAACAACTGGCCGTATCTGGAGGTCAACCCTGACGTCACAGACGGTCAAGGTGCTGTGTTGCCCCTGCCCCAGCGTGCCCAGCCGCCAATGGCGTCTTCTGGCCTGCTGCAAGCCAAATCGGGCGCTGCCGAGGACATCAAGGCGACAACAGGGCAGTACAACGCATCGCTGGGCATGGGTTCCAACGAGCGTTCAGGCAAAGCCATCCTTGCCCGTCAGCGTGAAGGCGATGTGGGCACCTACCACTACGGTGACAACCTCGCCCGTGGCGTGCGCCATGTGGCCCGTCAGTTGGTGGACCTGATCCCTAAGATTTACGATACCCAGCGTATCGCTCGGATTATTGGTGAAGACGGCGAGACAAAGATGGTCAAGATCAACCCTGACC